GGGCGTCTCCTCGACGGCCAGCACAGACTGTCTGCTGTTATAAAGGCCGGCATCCCGGTTAAGATGATGGTGACATTTGACGTTGATGAGAAGGCTATGGACGCGATAGATCAGGGGCGCAAGCGCTCCACGAGTGATATTTTCCTGTTCAGCGGTGAAGAGGCGTGGATGCGCAATAACTGCACCATAGCGGCTGCAAGATTCCTCTTAGCTCGTGGGAATAACTCTTCGGTTCCGGCTGAAAAGATACGTGAGTTTATGAACAAGTATGCGCTTGCGTTCCATACGTTCTATAAGATGACTACCGGTAAGAAAGGCGGTTCGCGCAATCTCCATGCTTCCATCTCGGCTGCGATAATCGCCGCCAGAATAAACGGCGTTTCTGAGCCTGACTTAGTCGCGTTCTATGATCTCTACGCCTGCGACAGACTACCCAGCGAGGGCTACAACTCGGAAATCGTTCTCAGGTTCAAGTCGTATATGATACAGAACCGGCTGAAGCATATCTCGCCCAATAAGAACGAGCTGTATAAACTTGCCAGCAACGTCATATACAACTTCGTGAAAAACACAAAGACAACGCTCCTCCGTACACCTGAAACGGAAAGATACGTTGTCTCTGTATAATACGGTGGCTTGCTAATATGACGGGCAATATACTGCCCGTCATATTCCAGCTATAATTTTTCGTATTTTGGGATCACTGTAATCAATAGAGAACGGCAATTCACATTGATCTATGGTGCCGTCTTTAACTCGGCTTGCAAAATCATATATTACCATTCCAACAATAGAGTCATCATCAAAACTGCGCAGAGTGATTACTCCGTTGTCATCTTCATCGGCGTAATGTGGGATGTGCTCAGTGGGACGCACATACAGGACATCGAATTGCTTATCATAGTTTATTGTTAATGTCAATATAAAGCGCTCCCCCTTCTTTGTTTATTCCGCCCGCTATTTCTTTTGACGTAAAAGCCGTGACAACTGTTCCCGTTTTAGTCTCCTCATCTATTTCTGCCGCCACTTTTGTATAATACGTAGGGTGGCCGGTCGATTTTGAAAAGTATACATTTCGGGTTTGGCTCCTGCTGCTTGGATAAATAAAAATGGGGCTAACGATAGTGCGGCGTATATCCTCAGGGTGCATATCAGTATGCCCACTATCTTGAATAATATGCTGGTTATATCTTTCCGTACTGAGTGTAATTACGTTGCCAAGAGGATCTTTCTCCTTAAAAAGAACGTCATCCATATCAGATTATGCCTCGTCGTTAGCGGCGGGCACATTATTGCCAACTTCTGGTATGATACCGTTCTGGGCTTCATAATTAGACAATGCTTCCTCAAGTATTTTGTTGAATCTTTTCGCAAGCTGCAATGACATAGCTATTCTTGACACATCAGTGCGTTCGCTGCCAGTAATTTCACCTGTGTTATTATCTATAATGGGCTCAGAGGTAGTGAAGACCAGCCTTACGTCTACCGGACTGACAGCCAGCTGCACAGCATCAGCGTATTTGCTTGACTCCATATGTATCTCTCCTTTTCTATAATATGTCACTATGACATATTATAGAACAAAAATGTGAGAAAAATCAACCCCCAAAAGAGCATAATTTGAGGCTGTCTCTTCGTGAGACAGCCTCTTTTTTTATTTCAGCAGCCCAAGCGCGCGGTAGTAATCCTCCATAGTAAATGTAGAGGTGCTTTTGGCGGTACTGTCATCGGCCTGATGGTTGCGGACTGAGCCTGAAAAAGTCGGGTCAGCTTCCTCTTTGGCCGGGACAATGGAAGAGTAGCCTTCATCGACCTGAGTGGCGTAGTCTTCGTTCACAGCGTAGCTCTTAACGCCACTCTTGACGATGTTGTAAAAGTCGCTGCGCGTTATGCCAGCATAAGTTTCGCGCGCCGAAAGCCCCATGTTTGCCCACGCAGTGTAAACATCGTCTTTGCTGACTGAGTCGTTTACATCTGCGTCTTTCAACGCGGCAGCAAGATCGAGCCACGAACCGAGGTCAGCATTATTACCGGCTATTGTGTTGTAGGCTTCTATACGCCTGACGGTGGCAGACTGCTTACCTCCGGCGTCTGGAAGAACCTGAGTCTTGATGGCGTTGAGAATTTGCTCGTCGCTTTTACCCTCCATGTTGTTGTAGACAGCTATAGCTTTTGCAACATCGGATGCGCCAAGAGACTCCTCAGCATCCTTCGTAGCGCCTTTATTGGAATACCACGCCTCAGAGCCTATGCCGAAGAGTTTGGCGTAGAGAAGAGCATTAACGTTCACCCCGTCGTCTTTCAGCTGAGTTTGAACGCTGGATGGAATTTTTGAGAAGCCGCCTATAAGGTAGTCTATGGCATCATAGTCGGTTTTCTTGCCATCTGCATCCAAAATTTTCTTGCTGACAAGATAGCTGGGGACGTCCTCTTTGGGAACTGCTTCTGTCCATGCGGGAGCGCCTGTATCATAGTCGAGCCCCTTATTGTCAAGATAGCCCTGCTCAGCGGCGTCTTTCGCATAGCCCTTGATTTGTTTCTCAACATCCTCTTTAGCTTTATCACCAAGCTTGTCATACCCGAAAGCCTTGAGCAGCGCATCCATCCCGGAGTTGTAGCTCGCCTCTGCATCCTTGCGGTACTGCTCCTTATCGGCCTTGGTGAGCTCGTAGCTCACCTCGTCGCCGTTCTCGTCGGTGTACGTGAACTGGTCGGGCGGGAGCTTATCTACTGCCTTCTTGATGCTGTCAAGGATTTTGAGGAAGTCGTCAGCGGGGTCGTCCGAAATGCTGTACAGGCCGGCCTTCTTCTTGCCTGCGATATCGGCGGCGGAAGTGCCTTGGCCTGCTCCAGCAAGGAAGCCCCAAAAATCATTACTTGACTGCTTGCTTCTGCTTATGCCGTTTATGATATCGAGCGTCCACATTCCCATGCTGTTCAGCAGTGTGTAAGCGTTGTTCAGCGGAATACCGGCGAGGTTAGCAAAACCACCGGCGGTTTTGCGGATGTTATCTGCTGAAGGATTCTGAGTAAGATTCCAGAAAGCCGATACTGCGTCCTCAATTGCTCCGATAGCACCTATGCCGTTTTCGTAAAACGTTTCGCCGGAAATGATGCTCTCTACGAGGTTGGTCACATCGTCGCCAAAGATTACAGTGCCGCCTACGCCCTCAAAAAAACTCTTGAGAAGCTCAAGGCCGATTTTGCCGGCGTCTATCTGCTGCTCCTCGTCATCGTCTCTGAACTGCTTGAGCTTGTGACGTAAGCCCTTTGCCAGAACGTCCATCGCAGCATAAGCCACATTTGAAGCGAAGAATCCGGTCGCGGCGTTCTTCAGAGCCTTATTTGCTTTAGCGGCGTGCTCTGTGCCCTTGGCAGCCCTCGCTTCGTTTATTGCGGTAAACATGCTGTTGGCGGTGGTGCGCTGCTGCGTCTGGAACATCGTGAGCGCTTTGAGCAGTGCGCTGTCGCCACGGGAAATCTCGTCGCGCATATTCATCGTGTACTGCGACTGAGTGCGCATAGACGCCCGCTGGAACGTCTCGTCAACCATTTCCTTGAACTTGGCGCTGTTGATGTCAATGCCGGGGTTCTTCATCTGCACGTCGTAGCAGGAAGCGAGATAGACCTTGCTGACCTCTCTGACGTCGGCTGCGGGAATCCAGTTCTGGATGCTCTTGAGAACCTTGATCTTTGCCGCCATCTTGCCGAAAAGCGTGCTCTGGTCTTGCAGCGCGTCGGTGATGGAAGAGTCTATATTGCCCTTTGCTCTGAACTGAAGCAGGGGATTGTTTCGCGCGGCTTTTATCTGCTGGTTGCCGGGATTAAGTGATGTGATCGCAGCTTTCGCTACTGCTCTCGGGTCAAGTTCGCTCATAGCAAGCCACATTGATCCCTTCTGCTTGAACGGCGTACCGGGGTTGCCTATGAGAACTGCCGTCTGGAAGTTGTGATTGAGCTTCTGCCACCAGTTGTCTCTGGACTTTGCTCTCGTCTGGTTGATGTCCTGCACGTCCTTGACGTAGTTCTCCATCCAAGCGCCGTACTCGCTGCCCATGTTCTGCTTCACGGAATCTACGAGCGTGGGCGTCCCAAAGGTGTGCATATAATCCATGATGCCGAAGGTATCTGCCAGCTCACCAAACGCTATGTAATCTGCTGCGCGGCGTATGTAGCCGTCAGTTACCTCCACGACCGGGGCGATGTTGACATAGCCTCCGGCTGTTCTCGTGCGCTCCTTCAGGTTCTTAAAGTCAGGCACTCCAAAGTCCTTGCTGTTAGCCTTGTCCCATTCGGAGTTGACGTCTTCGACGCGGGCGTATGTAAGCGGGAAATAATCACCGGGCTTGAACAGCTCATTATCTACGCCGTCGATTGCCTTGGCAACATCCTGAGTCTCTTTGCCGAGCTTTTCGGACATACTATCAAACGCCTTGACATACGCGCTTGCAACCTCATTCTTAGCTATGGCCGTTTGAAGGGCGCTGTACAGTTCGGAGATGTTCGCAGGGTCTGCTTTTATCATATACGGCTTATTATCGCCGTTTTTCAGCGCAAAGCCCTCTATGTTCTGCACCCTGTAGGCATCGGGGCCACCCATAGTCTTTATAGCCTTGTAGAGGCTGACCGCCTCAGACATCGTAAGAGTTTTGCCTCCGAGTCTCACGTTGGTTTTGGTTTTACCGGTGGCGAAGTCGCCGTAGCCTTTCATCTTCACTACATCAGTGAAGAAGTTGTCGGCTTCAACAAGTGTCGTCTGGTTCTTGACAGCAGCGTTTTCAATGGTGTCTGCCATCCGATAGCCTGCGCCCTTCTCCCAGAATTTGAAGCCGTCTATCATCTGGAACATCTGGCGAGGCATGATCTGCCAGCGGATAAACTTTGCAGCGGCCTTCTCGCGGAGGCTCTTGCCTTTTTCACCACGTTCTACCTCACGCCCAAGCTCGGTAGGCTTTCTCTTGCTGCCGTTTTCTTTGACCGCGTTATTCAGCTCGTCAAGCTCTGCTCTGACCTTGCTGGCCTTCTCAATGTAGTGTGAAGTCATCTGCGCAGCCTTGACTGCCGCATGACGATACTTCTCGACATTGTACGGAATCGGGTTGCGGTACGCCTCCTCCGCCAGTTCGCGGGCGAGTTGAACCTGTTCATTTACACGCTCAGAGTACAGATCGCCGAGTATACGGCTGTCCTTCATAGCCTTGTAATACTCAGCAAACTCGGCAAATGAGGTGTGCCCGTCGCCTAACCCAGAAAGTTTGTTCTTGAACTCCGTCACGGAGTCCGAAACCTTGGTGTACTGTTCGTCAGTGAGGTGGCTGGTAAAGGCATCACTTTCAAGGAACGTTTCAAACTCCTCAGCTCTTTGGGTGGCTTCATGGATTGCGTCATGGTTTGCACCGCCGAACTCGGCCTCGGCATCCTTCCACGCGGTTTCATCCGGGACGGGGGCTTTCTGCGCATTCTGCCGCTCCTCACGCCTCTGCTGCCACTGTGCCCATTCCTTCGCATTATCCGGCGTAAGCCTGTCTTCGGCACGAAGGGTGTAGTACAAGTCGTCAGAGATGTGAGCGTCGCGCTCCGCCTGAACCTCCTCCGCAGTGCGGGTGGTGTAGCCGGTTTTGGGGTCATACTCGTTGCCGTTTTCGTCAACGTAGACTCTTTCGGTTGTGTTAGAGCCAGTGCTATGGTTAGCATTATCGGCGTTATAGTTAGAGTTCGCGTCCTGTGTGTTAGTGTTAGTGCCGGAGAGAGCCTTGTCAAGTTCTGCCGCCAGCTCATTCATATCTCCGAAATACGGAGTCCATTCTTCAAGAGCTGCGGAGCCGTCTTCATAGCTCTTGTAGATGTCTCTCATCAGCTCTTCGTCGGTATCATACGATAGACGCAGCTCGTCCGCCTCTTCAGTCTCAACGGAATCAATGCGGCGCTGGATTACTTCTCTTGCGGCGTTTCGGTCTGATTCGCCGAGGGCTTCCCAGCTCGCCTTTTCTCTACTCTGCTCAGAAAATTCGCCACGAACTCCTCGTCCGTCATCGCTTGATACTCCGCTTTCAGATGTCCCAGAGACTTGATTTTTACCAGTGACTTGGTCAGCCGTTCCGTTTTGTCCATTGTCGTAGCTCCCCACTTTGGCACGTGTGAAGCCGTCGGTTATCTTGCCGTCAGCAGTTACGACCAAGCCAGTTTCGTTGAATATCTGGCTCGGAGATGCTCCGTTGGCAAGAAGTTCCTTGGCTCTCTCCACCTTGCTGTTAGTGGAATCTACTTTATCATTGTTTGGGCTATTTTGCAACCTACGCTTTTCTGCTTCCGCTTTAATAGCGGCTTCCTTAGCTGCTATGCTTTCCCAAAACTCTTTCGAGCCTTTGACGGTATGCTTTTCTTTATGCAACTCTCGCTCCGTCTCTGCTATCTCGTTATCGCTCATGGAACCGTTTCGATATTTACTCAGCTTGGCCTTGGCGGTATTGTAGGCTTCGCGCAAACTCTTGATGCGCGTCATTTCTCGTGCCGCGCCGGAGGCGTCGTTCAGCTCCACGGCTTTTTCGTAAGCCTGACGGGCATTCTTGCCCTCGCGTTCAAGCACACGAAGCTGGTCTTCAAGTTCAACTCCGATATCTGCTTTGCGGATTCCCAGCATTTCGAGAACTTCGCTCGGCAAGCGAGTTCCGACGCTCTTGTCAACAGGCTCTTCACGCGAAGAAAAAGCTTCCTTTTCCACCTTGTAGGTATCGTCGAGAAGGTTTTCATCCGTGTAGCCGCCCTCGGTCTTTGCCTCTGACTTCAGCTTCGAGTCTAAAATGGCAGCAGAAAATGCGTCGCGGTTATTTTTCTCTGCATTTTCCTCCATGTTATACGTCTTTTCAGCCATCTTGTTCGCGCCTACGACGTATTCGTCGAAGTCTTCAGCGTCGTAATACTTCTGAAGGAGAGCTTTGACTCTGCCCTTAATCCAATCGTTGGCATTGTAGAGGGAACTTGTCACCGGAATACTGTCGGCTTCGGGGTGCTGTTCATACCACCGCTTTACCGTCTCCTGATAGTCAGCCTTTGCTTTCTCCAAAGCGGCATCTGCGGCATCTTCCGCCAGCTCTTCAGCTGTCTTCTTAGGGTTTGCATTTACAGAATTTTCAGCCTGTCCTCTGTTGACATTTTCCTCTGCGGTGGGTATACTGTTATCAGAGGTTTCCGATATCTCAAGGCTCGCTTCGGGCGTCGCGCGGGGGGCGGCTTCGGCTGCATCTACGCTCTTGGGGGAGGAAGCTTCTTTTTTTGCCGTTTCCATATATGCAGAAACGACTGCCATGCGATTCGCCTTGCTATCTGGGACGGCTTCAACAACGTAGTATGTGTTATCGACTCTTTTCTCAAAACGGATTAAAGGAGCCTGAGAGTTATCTGCGTTCCTATACTCTCTGCTGAGTTTCCAAGTTTCAGAGTCGACGTCTCCCGCGGAGAGAAGTCTCGCACGGTCGGCGTTTTCTACGACGTAGTTTATTCTGCCGAAATCCTCTATATTGGCCATGCTGTGATCTGCTGTCCCATTCACACCGTGACGTTTGTCTATGTGAGCGATTGAGTTGCCTTTTATTTGGTTTTTGAAACCGGTGACATCAAGCCCGGTAGCGTTCTTCACCAAATTGACAACTCTATCGCCGACAGTTTCAGCGAGCGTCACGGTGAACTTATTACGGTAGTTTATATCTTGCAATGACCGTGCTCGCTCAATGCCGCTGATAACATTCTCATCGGCAGCGGCTTTGTAATCGGCAATAATCTTGTTTTCCTCCGCCGTATGCGTAGCGGGGTTATCATTGACAGCTGTGCTTTCCGTCCCGTTCGGGGCGGTATTTTTTTGCACGTCTGCGTTCTGCGTCTCTGCGTCATTGTTAACGGCAGAGTTTAACGTCTCAGGACGCGCTACAGCGTCGCTTGAGGGCGTAGGGGGTGTAGTTATATCCCCTTGAGCCTCTGCCGCGCTCTGAGGCTCTGTCGCAGCCTTCTTGCCGGTCATAAGTTCAAAGGCTTTGTCAACCTCACCGCTGCGCAGTTCGGCGTTTTTCTTTGCGTCGGCTCCGGTCGCTATGCTTACCCCGGAACCTGCTATGCCGAGAGCCGCGCCGACAAGACCGTCATACAGCCAGTCGGAAACCTGCTCCTCGCTGTAGTTCTCGCCGATGCTCTTGCCGTTGTAGATGGCGCGGAGAGTCGGATCAACCGCGCTGGAAACAAACTCCTCGACGAACTCGCCACCGCCGCCGTTGATAATGGTGCGCAGCACGGTGCGCCCGATATCTGTCTTTGCAAGCTTGCCGACGAGTTTCTCAACGGCAGTGTCCGCAAAGCCCTTGCCATAGGCAAGGTCAAGCCCGCCGAACATTTTCTCGGTGAGATATTCTTTAGCGGCGCTTGTTGCACCGTAAGCACCGGCCTGAGCAAGGTTTCCGCCGCCTGCTTCTGCCTGCTGAACGCCGCCGCCGAAAGACCGCCCCATCATCATTGCCATACCTGAACCGGGCAGGACGGCGTTTGCTGCCATATCTGCCGCAAGAGCAGGAACCTGAGACACTGCATCGAGAGCAAAGCGTCCCGCGTCGGAAGCGCCCCATTTTGAACGCTCAATGTCTCTGCCGCCGGATTCGGAAAGCTCTGCGGACTTGTCGGCTATTGCCTGCTGCATCTGCATTGCCTTTTCGTCTTCCTCTTCTGTGCCGACATGGTACAGCGCCGAAAGCTCCTCATTACCGCTGGCTCTGAGTGCTTTGTCAACTGCGCTTTGCCCGCCTGTAGCGACGCGCCCGGTGTAACCGAACAGACCGCCGAGAGAACCTGCGGCCTGCTTTGAGCCGCCCTTGATGGAACCCCACAGACGTTCAAAGATGTTCTGATCTACATCCGGCAGCTCCACATTGTAGAACTCAAGCTGTTTACGCAGCTTGTCCATTTCGGATTCTGCCGCTGCCTTTTCATCGGATGCGGCCTGCAACTCAGAGCGGTACTTTTCGAGTGTAGTGGCGTAGTTCACCCCCGCTTCGGGACGGATTGACTGCACCTTTTTGTCGCTGACGGACTGTGCCTTTTTACTTGCGTCCTTGTACTTATTAGCTGCGTCGGCGTAAGCTCTCTGAAGCTGGAATTTCTCGTCGTCTGACAGAGCGGTTGATATCGTGGTGACATTCGGGTGCTTGTCAAGCCAAGCATCCCTAAGCCCACCGACGAGGCCGCGCCCGCGGCCATCAATGATGTCGCGGGCTTTTTCTGTGGCCTGTTTCTGCTGCATCTGCTCGTTGTAGTAGTCCTCAAGCGGGGAAGTGCGAGGAGAAGATGGTGAGGTCGGAGCGGATGATGTTTGGGTAGCTGAACCGTTGTGCGCGGCTATCGACTGCGCTATAAAGTCAAAGGGGCTTGCCATTTTAATACCATCCTTTATTTGTAAAACATCGACTCGTATCTGTTAATGGTCGTGGGCGTAATAACAGGCTGAGAAGCGCTCGGCGCTGGCTGTTCCCATGAAGGAGTCGGGCCATAGGAACCGTCAGCCTGCATATAATTGCCCTCACCCTGACCGACCCAACCGGAATAGTCGATGTTGGAGTTGCTTCCGCCTCCGCCAAGGCCGCCTGCCGGGATGTAGCCAGCGGGGTATTTGCCGGTGAGCTGCTTGTACTGTTCGGCATCAATTTTGCCTGCTGCGTAGTCGAGAGAGGCTGCAAGCTCGGGGTTCTGCGCTCTCCACACCGCTTCCATGTTCTTTGCCTGAGCTGCTCCGTACAGATTCGCAAACGCAGAGAAGTCGCCGAACTCGGCGAGAATCTGCGCTTTCTTGAGGTCGCGCTGATAGCCGTTGTTGTACTCGTCAAGGAGCGCCTGAGCCTTCTTGTAGTCGTTATCGGCAAGCGCGGCACGGATGTTCGCCTGATACTCCGCCGTGAGGTTTGCCATCTGACGGTCAGCCTCAGCGGTTGCATTTGCTTCAGCGGTGCGCAGGTTGCCGAAGTCTCGCTGGTACTCGCCGCCGCGCGCAAGCGCAGCCTGTGAAGCGACGCCGGAGTTTATTCCGGTCGCTGCCGCCTGATTGTTGAAGTTCTGGCGGTTGCGCTCGTACTGTACCGATAGGTCATTTGCCTGCTTCTGGTACTCCGGAGCGATCTTGTCCCTCGCCGCCTCGTAATCGCTCTTGCTCTTGTCGTAGGCGGCTTTGAGCTCTTCCTCACGCGCCTTGCGCTGCGCGTCGTATATCTGGTTTATGGCGTCGGTACGTGCGGTGTTGTAGCCGCTGCCGAGCAGCCCCTGATTGCTCTGTGCTCCGCCCGTTGCCCCGGCATCAGTAGCCGGGGTTGTGGGAGTCGCGGGAGAGGTCGGCGTAGTCGGCGCAGCTACCGCTGACCCTGCTGCCGGGGTCGTAGCTCCTGCCGGGGCATTTGTCGGAGACGCAGCGCCAGCAGCTGAAGTCGTAACACCGCCGGCGTTTTTCGCCACGGCTTTGATCTGCTGCGCGTCATATGCTTTGGTTATTTCATCTATACTTGCCATGCTTTATCTCCTCAAAAGGGCTGTCCACGTGTTGTTCCCGATGATTCCGTCGGCATGAAGCCCGACGCCGTTCTGAAACTCCATTGTGCGGTTCTTGGTCTTGGCATCAAACACGCTGCTTACTGCCAGCTCTGCGCCGTGAGCGGCAAGCAGTGCCTGAGCAGCTGCAACGTCAGCGCCGCTCATGCCCTCGCATATCATGCGGGGTGGCCAGTACGTTTCAGCCTGCGGCTT